CGCAGGCTCTATAGTGAGTTACGATGACAACGATACACTAGTAGCCTATGATGGCACAGCCTCTCCAGCAGGAGTCCTACTCACGGAGCTAAACACCACAGAGGCTACAGTAGGTAGAATCCTGGTACACGGTGTAGCAGACCCTGCCCTCATCATACCCAATGACGCTGCAGCTCTCAGAGCTCTAGCTCAGATATCCATATACGCATAAAGGAACACTATGTTAAGAACTATTATCACATCAGTAGCAGTAGCTCAGGCACTCAATGCCCTACATACCCTAGAGACAGAGGTTATGGATGAGTTCTATCCCGCATCTATGCGTCAGGCTCACCCACACTCAGATATCCGCGTCTCAGAGCTCCAACGCATAGCCAAGGCAGTACCAGTGGTACTCAGTGGCACTACACCCGTAGATCTAGGAGAGGGGGACAGCTCCACTCTCACTATAGAGCCTCAGCCTATAGATATAGTAGATACCATCACACCCAAAGACCTACTAGATGTCAAGTCTATGGACGGCACTACCAAAAAGGTATGGATACAGGGTCGTGTAGACTATGCTAGACAGACAGTCCGCGCCACCACAGAGGCTCTATGCATACAGTCTCTGTCTGCGCAGATTAATTTCCCACTCAAGATAGGCAATGGCACACTAGACACATACACTATCAAGTTCGGTGATGTCCTGCTCTACACTCCAGCCAAGAAGCTAAATGACTCCAGTGCAGATGTAGGCACACTGCTAAACATCCTCCGTGGTATGGCAAAACGCATCAAACAAAAAGGAGCTGGCACCAAAATAGTATTTAAAGTGAGTGAAGATGTATTTGATACTATTTCTAGGATATGTGCAAATATCCAAAACAGCTCCATAAAAGTGGAGATGAAAGAGGATAGTATCATAGTAGCAGGCTACACTATCTCTGTGCTCACAGCAGAGTACTACGACCCAGCTACCCAAACATACAAGAAAGGCATAGCAGACAAGACCATTAAAGCCATAGCCAAAGACAGCTTCGGCTTTAGATACCTAGCTATCCACGATATAGAAGCGGGACTCAAGGCCCTACCTATATTTATCAAGCCAATCTTGCAGCAGCTCCCATCAGCATGGGTCATCAATACCAAGTCTACTCCGCTACCCATACCAAACCCCAACGGTATATGTGACGCAGTGGTATTGTAGAACCACTCACCAAGCCCCATTTTGTGGGGTGGTGGTAGAGATGGCAGTAGTGGTAGATATATAGAGACGGAGGCTTCGGCCCCAAATAGACAAAAGGAGACAGTGTGACCATAACCAACGATGATCTAATCAAAGAGATAGGAGAGGAGCAGCTATTAGAGCTTAGCGACCTAGATGGTGCCTATACCCTCAATCAGTCTGTAGTAGACGATGCTATGGCAGATAGTATCTCATTTATTAGCTCATTTTTCCCTATACCAGTAGATCCTACACCTCTACTATACAAGATAGCAGTAGATCTCTCTATTCTCAACCTTAGGCGTAAAAATAGATATCTATCCGAGGAGGATAGGGAGCTATTTAAACAGATAGATGGCTATCTGCTCAAGATGGCAAAAGGCTCTATGCCCACCACTCTCACGGAGCTAGACACAGGCTCCAAAACCCAAAAGAGCTATGCATTTCGCACTAGTCAAAGAGTACTACCAAAAGGACGCAGATGACACAAGCACAAAGAAACAGAGAGCTTAGTCGTGCCCTATATCTATCTAGCAAAGACATAGAGTTCATAGCCAAGCTGTTAGGATTACACCCCCGTACTATCTCCAACTATAAAAAGATAGCACTAAGCTCTGGTGATGACTGGGACAAGCTCCGTATAGACAAGCACCTATCCAACGCCCACAGAGACAAGGAGTCTCTATTCTCTGATTTTGTAGCTCTCATGTACGACGAGCTACACACCATCAAAGAGGATACCTCATTAGATACCAAGCAACGCATAGATGCCATATCCAAGCTAGGTGATAGCTTCTCCAAGATGAGACGCATCGCCAATGCAGAAAATCCAGAAGCATTCACTAGAACCATTATCAAAAAAACTATCTCTCACATCATAGAGATTATTCAGCCACATATAGACAAGGAGTGTCTATCTCTCATAGTAGAGCAGATAGAGCTCCATCAGCAGAGACTTGCAGATGTCGCTATTTGACCCAGAGGAGTTAGCTCAGTTTACCGCCCCTCACACTACTCTAGAGGAGAGGGCTATCAATCGCCGTGAGTTCCTAGGGTGGCTAGATGACTTCTCTAGCTCACTCAGGGAGCAGATACGAGATAGTGGCTCCTTGTTAGATGCTACCCATAGAGATAGTAGAGTGGCTAAGGGCAGAGAGGATTTCGACTACTTCAGGCGAACCTATTTCCCCCACTACTTCTCTATACCTGGTACCTCCAAGCTACAAGACGACCTCTCATCCATCTACTACAAGATCAGAGACAAAGCGGGTACTAAGACGCAGGGGGAGAAGTTCGCCAACGCAGCACCTAGAGGATATGGGAAGAGTACTGATGTCTCTCTAGTGTTTCCTATCTGGTGCATCGTATATGACCTAAAGCATTTCATCGCACTATTCTCTGATGCCATAGAGCTCACAGAGACTCTTATAGAGGCTATCAAGGCAGAGCTAGAGGAGAACGCACAGCTAGGAGCAGACTTCCCACACGCTACAGGTATCACCTCTAGATGGAAGATAGGGGATTTTGTCTCTACCAACAACATCCGTGTCAAGGGCTACGGCTCTAGCAAGAAGGTCAGAGGGGTCAAGCACGGAGTATACCGCCCAGACCTCACCATCATAGATGATCTAGAAAATGATGAAAATGTCAGGAGTAGAAAGCAGAGAGACAAACTAGAGGAGTGGCTAGATAGTGCCATAGACAACCTAGGCTCAGTAGAAGCTCTGCTAGATATCGTCTACATCGGTACTATCCTCCACAGAGACAGTGTCTTGGCTAGGAAGCTGAAATTAGGCTTTTGGAATCCAAAGGTCTATAGAGCTATAGAGAGATACCCTGTACGGATGGATCTATGGGACACCTACACTACTCTATATCGCAGAGATGGACTAGAGGAGGCAAAGGCTTATTATCTGGCCAATAAAGCACAAATGGATGCAGGGGCTATACTGCTATGGGATGGCGTAGCACTAGAGCACCTGATGCAAAAGCGAAGTGCCAACAAGCGGGCTTTTGACAAAGAGCAGCAAAATAGACCCAATGAAGATAGCACTCTGTTTGATAGTGCCACATTTCAGGTCATCTCACCTACCCAAGCACCTAGCCACTATGATATGCTCATCGGCTACACAGACTTCAAGGGTGACGCCAAAGAGGGAGACTACTCTACAGTCGTAGGTGCAGGACTGATTAAGAGTGAGAGAAAGCTCTATATATTTCTATCACACAGACAGAGAGTCAAAGGCAAAAAAGCAGTAGAGATGATGTATAGCCTACAGAGGAAATATAAGTTTGACCTCATAGGTGGAGAGACCAACGGTGGGTTTTTCCTCTACAAAGAGTGGTACAAAGAGATGTGCATAGAGAGAGGCATAGATGAAGGTGCGTTGAAGTTCAAAGCTATGACTATCTCCAAAGAGGTACGCATAGCCACACTAGAGTATCCACTAGATGAGGGTGACATCATCTTTGTAGGCTCTCACCCAGAGCTATTCGCCGAGCTAGATGATTTCCCAGAGAGTGAGTTTGATGACATGAGTGATTCCCTTGCAGGACTCTACAAAATCTCAAGACTAGCCAAAAGAAAAGGCAAAAAACGCACAAGATTTAACGGACAAAAACAACACAAAAAGAGGTTCACAAGATGACTGAAATGGAAAAGCTATTTAAAAACAATACTAAAAAGCCAAAGAGAAAGAGCTATCAGATAAGCACTCTCCAAAAAAACCTACTAGACATGGCATACTACCTAGATGCCAGAGAGTACCTAGATGATGCAGAGATACTCAAGATAGAGGCAGATGCTACATTCATCTCCTCTCTATCTATACGCAAATCAGCTACTCTGAGAAAAGAGCTATCCATAGAGTGTGCAGATGAGACTATCAGCCGTGAGTTTGCCAAATGTATCTCATTTGGGTTTAGAGAGCAAGCATTAGATACTCATCTACAGGGTATCTCAGTTTTTGAATTAGTCTGGGGGTTCAAAGACGGCTACTGGTTCCCTACACCCAAAGAGAGAGACTACAGAGATTTCGAGCTTAGCCACACAGAGCCACTGCGTCACCTCCTCACCCAAGAGACAGTCCCCCCACACAAAGCCATAGTAGGACTCTACAGCCCCAAGTTTCACAGACTCCACGGCAAGAGCCTCTATCAGGCACTCTTCTGGCTAGTCAAATTCAAAAACGCCTCTATTGATTTCTGGATAGAGTATATGCAGCGTTTCAGCTCGCCATGGATAGTAGGCTCCACTGAGGGTGACAAAGACGAGATGGCAGAAAATCTATACGCTATGCTAGGTGGAGATGTAGCAGTCATAGAAGAGGATGACAAGATAGATCTTATCACCCCCACACTCAAGGCAGAGTTTGCACAGCTAAGCAGCTATGCAGATGACCAGATTAGAGAGATCATGCTAGGAGGCAATCTACTAGGAGAGGTGTCAGGTGCATCTCTAGCTGCTTCTCAGACACACAAGGAGATACTAGACTCCATAGCCATGATGGATGAACACATACTCCAAGAGCTCATAGATCAGATAGTAGATAGCTTCAGAGAGGTCAACCACTTCACGGCAGACCTCACTATCACTATCAAAGACAAGGACGAAGAGAATCAAGCCAGAGCTGAGAGAGACCTAAAAGTCTACAAGACTCTAGGAGGCAGATACGCCCCTACCAAAGAGTATATAGAAAAGACCTACAATATAGAGCTAGAGGAGGTCACACCAGACCCCAATCTCACCGCACTGTCACAGAGATATCGCTTCAGCTCCACACCAGCCGAAGAGCATCTATCTACTCAGCTACCATCTACCCAGACCATAGAGTCTGATCTCCTAGAGCAGATATCACGCACTCTAGGAGAGGCTACTAGCTACGAGGAGGCACTCTCCACACTAGAGGAGCTATATAGCGACCTAGACACTACCCAGCTAGAGTCCGCACTATCTCACTACATAGCCAATGCAGATATCTATGCCAAAGCACAGATAGAGAGTGAGAATCCACATGGCTAACCCCACATTCTCCTTTCGGCTCAAACCCCAAGAGGCTATCTCCTATCTAGAGCAAAAGGGGTTCAAACAGAGCTTTCACTCCTCAGAGATCATGCACCAAGCTCACAACACCAGCTTCACTGTAGCCAAGATCATGAGAGATGACCTGCTCACCGATATGCACAGCTCTCTACTGCAAGCCCAAGCGGATGGCATAGGGTTCCGTGAGTGGCAAAAGCGTATCAAGCCCACACTTGTAGACTACGGATGGTACGGCAAGACAGAGGTCATAGACCCACGCACAGGAGAGGTGACTCAGATAGAGGTAGGCTCACGCCGTCTCAAGACCATATTTGAGACCAATATGAGTGTAGCTCATGCTCAGAGCAGACTACACAAACAAAAGTCGCTACCATTTAGCCACTACTGGATGTATCTATCTATGCTGCTACCCACCTCCAGAGCTACACACCGAGCCAAACACGGAAGAGTACTCCATAGAGATGATCCCTGGTGGAGAACCAACTATCCACCCAACGCATGGGGGTGTCACTGCAAGGTCAGAGCCTACACCAAATCCCAGCTAGACAAGAGAGGTATCCAGATAGAGCAGAGTATGAGAGAGAGCATAGCCTCTAAAGACTGGGCATACGACCTATCCAAAGGTACACCACCGCTAGACAAGCTCAGAGATAGCAAGATAGACGCTCTACCCAAACACCTCAGAGCTAGAGCTAGAGAGGAGAGAGAGATAGACAAGCTCTATACTCAAGCTATCTCAGGGGCTCCTACTCAGCTACAAAACTACCTACTCACACATAGACCTAGCATAAAGAAGCTCCCCATCAAAACCCCTGCTCACTATAACAAAAGCACCCAAACCATAGCATATAGAGACGCTTTGTCACTAGCCACTATGCGTCATGAGTTGGGTCATGCACTAGACTATAGCCAAGATACTATCTCTATCAAAAAACTAAGCACTCTCAAGCTAGACCAAGTGATGATACTCAAAAACCAAGAGGAGATAGCATCTATGTTAGAGAGCACAAAAGAGGTCTATATCCACGATCTATTCTATCTCAATACCAAAGGTAAGCTAGGAGTTCAGACAAGAGATTCCGACTACCTTATCACTAGCTCTATTCGGGCTCAAGAGACCTTTGCTACCATCTTTGAAATAATACTAAGCAACAATCAGCAAAGAATAAAGATAATAAAGCAATACTTCCCAAGTGCATACAGAGCAGTGCAAAAGATATTGAGGAGACTATAATGAGTGCTAGATTTATTACAGAGTTAGAAAAAGAGTATTATGCCAAATTTAAGAAGAGTAGACTTATCTCTATTATGTTCTCCTATGAAAAAGAGTACAACAAGCTATTGAAAAAAGCTATCAAAGAGGGTGTGCCTCTCATCAGGGATGATTTTGTCGAGATCTATGGTGAAGAGATGGTCTCCTATCTTGGGAGTCTATCTAATGGCTGATGATTTTATCCATGTAGAGGTCAGAGATGAGGAGCTGCAGCGACTACTCACCTCTCTACGCAAAAAGGGGCAAGACTTCACCCCCGTCACAGCAGAGATATCCAACTATCTATATAACGAATCAGATGAAGCCTTTGATGAGGAGAGGAGTGTAGGTGGTGTGCCATGGCAGAGACTGTCCCCAGAGACTATCAAGGCCAAAGGTCACGACCGTATCTTGTGGGATCAAGGAACCATGAGAAACAGCCTAGCCCCAGAGCACGATAGAAACAGAGCTATAGTAGGGGTCAATGCTCACAGTGAGGATGGCTACGCATATCCAGCTGTACATCAGTTTGGCTTTCGTCCATTCCTCCCCTTTGATGCAGATAATCATCTCTATAGTAAGACAGAAGATGAGATATTGACAATAGTAGAAGAGTTTCTGAGGGATTGGTGAGTGAGTAGCAGGTATCTCTATCTGGTGGTTAGGTCTCTACCCCCTCCATCACTCCGTCTCATCGAACAATGACGGGGTAGTGGTCGTAGTGGCAGAGGTGGTAGACTTTATCGCCTGTATCACTTTTCTATTGCTCACTCTGTATCTCTTGGCCAGTATCAAATATCTCCTCTCCTTGGGTATAGTGTCCTCAAACTGTAGATAGTCCTCCACTATCCTCTCATCTCTCACCGCTCCTGTAAAGGCGGGTATGGAGATCCCTATCCCACTCCATCGCTCTATCACCTCACTAAGTGTATGTTCTCTGCACTCTCCATATAGCTCCCTAAATATCTCGTAGTTCTCATTCACTTGCCACTCCTCAGCAGTATAGATATCACCTTGGATGCCACGGCTCTAGGTACGACTCCTATATTCATATAGTACACCCCCTCTATCTTGTGTATCCATCTCATCAGAGACGCTTCGCTCTCATCTCTTGCATACGCCTTCCACACCTCTAGTAGCTTCTCTCTCTGTTTTGGTGTGATCTGAGTATTGTCTCTAGTTATTATCTCTTCGCTTCTGTAGTTTAGGTAGTCCACGAGAGCATTTAGTGAGTCTATATCTAGTGCCTTGGAGCTCTCTACTCCAAACTTCTCTCTCAGTAGCTCTATGTAGTCATCTCTGTTATCTCTGTACCACTCTCTATATTTAGCACTAGTGTGTACCTGCTGTATAAGTATCTTTCTGTAGTCTCTTCTGTTCATTCCCTACTCCTTTATCCTAAATATCTTGATATTTCTCTCTCTATCTACACTCCAAAACCTCCCCACATGCTTCTCTAGTAGAGAGCCGTGTCTCTTGTCGTCTTTGCGATACCCTAGTTTGGATAGCAGCTTTGATTTGTTTAGTCCCTCCTTTGTCTCTCTGAGTGCCTCTCTAGCTTTATGGACAAATCCACTCTCATGCTCATCTAGCATCACACTTACATCTATCTCCTCTACTAGAGCTAGACTCTGTGTATCTACACTGTAGTTCTTATCCTCTACCAGTCCCCTAGCATGTGTCACCTCCAGTGCAAAGTAGAGCTTGTCCCCATCTCTGTTTGTCTGTCTGAGACTGTAGATATTGTCACTACTGCTTATGAAAGCCTGGTCTCCAGAGATACTCTTCTCGTTTTTGGTGCTATGGTGTAGCACTAGCACAGTAGCACCAGCATCTCGTATCTCTACTATTAGATTCATGAAAGCTTTGGCTTGACCAGCAGAGCCAAAGTCGATAAAGTCCTTGATAGTATCTATCACAAACAGCACCCCCACAAATGCATCTTTTTTTGCGTATCTGGCTATCTCTTGGAGCTTCTGCAGTGGGGTCACATCTATAGTAGCTTTAGTCATGCACGCTAGCCCACCTATCTCAAACAGATGCTTATCGAAGCCCCTCTCTTTCATCGTGCTGAAGCTATTATCCATGTCCAGATAGTATGTCTGCTCTATATGCTCCCTCTCTGTTATCCTCTTGGCTATGCCATACGCTAGCCAGCTTTTGCCCTGTTTGGGTGGAGAGTAGATGAGCGTCACGCTACCACTGTAGATAAAGCCATCTATCAGAGCCACACGGTCACTCTGGTCGAAATCCCCAGCCGTGACAGAACAGCCTTTTGCAAACTCAAACATTACAATCTCCCTCTCACCCCTCCTAGCCACGCTATTAGCTCTTGGGATTTACTCTCATCTACCATCTCTAGCACCTCATTAAATGTCTCACCATGGCTCCTCAGTAGCCTATGTGTCACCACCAGCACATACCTCAGTGCCTCCACCTCTCTGCCCTCATGCATCATCTCATCAAACATCGCTATGAAGCTCTCACTATCCTCGCTAAACAGTGCCATGTTCTTGAGCTTCTTGTACGCCTCTTCTACCCTATCACTCATATCTATCTCCTTTGGTTAGATTTAACAGAGCCACCCAGAGGTAGCTCTATAACTCTAGTCTGTTTTCACTCTCTCCACCACTCTATTCTCAAACCATCCATAGACAAACTTCTCATCCTTGGCTCTTCTCTCTGCTAGCTTCACATAGTATGCACCCTGTAGGCTGTTTAGCATGGCTAGCAGCACTCTCTCACCCTTGTCACCTCTATGCTTTAGGTAGCTTCTCAGTGCTCCTACGCTCTGCTGTCCTATCCAACCATCCACCTCTATATCTCTGTATATCTTGCCTCTATTGTTGAGTACATTGAGTGACCGTTGCAAGAACTCACCCGCACGGCTCACACCCATATTGACCCCTGTATCCATCAGCTCTCTAGCTATACGCTCACTCAGCTTCTCTACATCATACAGACTCATACGCTTCCAGTATCTCTTCTCATATATCGCTACGGCTCTCTCTCTAGTGAGACTCCTCATAGGACCGTAGTATCCGTATCTAAGCGCCACTCCTCTAGTAATCCCCCAGTTGGTCTCACCACCACTATCTCCTATGGTATCGCTATACCCACCCTCTATGCCTATGATCTCTTCTATGATCTCTCTTTTTGCACTCATTTCCAATCTCCTATTTTTCATTTTTCACTCTTTATCCCTCTCTCACCACTCCACCCTTGCGGCTCTTGACCGCTACAGAGCCTAGTATCGGACGGTGTGAGGATTTTGCCCAGCTCTTCCAGGACAACGCTCTGTACGCTTTGGCAGGTATCTTATATCCAGATTTTAGTAGCACAAATCCCACGAAGCTACCACACCACGGCACATCGTCCTTGGCCCATGTGATACCCACTGCATCGTGGTACTGCTCCACTCTAGGATTGCTTCTGCCTCCCCGTATCTCCTTGACCCCTAGCTCAGCTACTGCCACATCTACCCAGCTTTGAGTTATGGGCTCTTTTGTCACGCTCTGTGGTATGAGTCTCTGCCCTTTCCGTATAGCCTCTATGGTTCTATATAGTGCCTTCTGCTCCACGCTCTCTATGGCTCTCCTCGTGATGGGTCCTATGATTCCATCTACCACCAGGTGCTTACCTAGCTCTCGTAGTGCTATCTGCACTATATCTAGACTCTCAGACTCTCTGAGTAGCGACAGTATTACTCTAGTTCCTGCACTCTTGATTTTGACTTCTTTCTTCATATTGTTTCTCCTGTTGTCTATGCGCTATATCTTCGATGGGTCCATCGTTATATGCCCCCACGCCTCGCCTATACCACTCTTGGTATAGAATCTCATGTAGCTCTTGGTAGTAGCTATCTGTATGCTGTCGTCTATGATGCTCATCATCTCTAGCCATAGAGGGTGATCTATCTCATGCCTCTTGAGTGCTAGGATACTCTTGGCATTTACAGAGCCCTTTTTGTCTACATCAAATGCCCCTGCTATGAGCGTCTGTATATTCGCTGAGCTATCTTTTGTCTCTAGCTTTAGAAACGCATCTAGCTTCTCTTTGGCAAAGCTCAGCTTCTCATCAAACTCTACCACCTGCTGTACAGAGATGGTCACTCTCATCAGCCCATCAAAGCTCTCAAAGCTCATATTGCCTTTTTTGCCACTATTTGGGTCTAGGTTATACTCATCTCTCATTAGTGATATATAGCTATCTATCTCATCTAGTGCATCAGCTTTAAACTCCAGTATCCGCTCCTGCTCTCCTAGAGCCTTTTTGATAATGTTTCTGACCATCTCATCTTTTATCTTGTCCGATGCCCTCACATTGTCAGGGTGTATCTCCTTGCCTCTTTTATCTATCCACATATTCGTAGTCCTTTCCGCTCTCACTCCATCTACTCAAAAACTCTGCACTATCTGTACTCAGATAGTGCTCCTCACCATCATCCTCCATCCATTTGATTGTTACCATCACTTCTCCTTTGATATTTGTCTTGTTCGGAGCTATTACCTCTGGCCCCCACTCTTCATTTTTCATCTACTCATCCTATCCTCCTCTGTCTATCTTGGGTGCTGTGCTCTTGACTGGACACTCCACACTAGCTGCATCTAGCACCTCATACACCTTTTGGCTCATCGGTATATTTCGTTTGCTATAAGTTCTCACTATCCCCTCTCTACGGAGCTGAGATAGTAGCAGCTTCATCGCTTGCCCTCCTATCTCTGTGATAGCCATCACATCACCTACTACAAATCGTCTATTGCGTCTCATATACTCCCATGCGGATTGGCGTTTGCTTCTGCGTATCTTCATCTGCCCCCCCCCTGCTGTGAGCTTGGAAAATGTCCTCATATCTATGCTATCTAGATCTTGTAGCTCACACAGCTCCTCACATCGCTTGATAATGTTCTTGGCTTCTCTGAAGTTGGCTTTGGTCTTGGCTATGTGCACTAGTAGATCC